AAGATGCCCGTAAGCAGTGGAGATGGCGCATCCTGTCCCGCAACGGCAGGATCATAGCCGACTCAGGTGAGTCTTACACCAGACGATCAAGGTGCATGGATGGACTCAAGCTACTTCAGTCTATCTGCGGTCAGGAGATTCAAATCATCATCGCATGAACATCAGTTTGGTACACCCCAGCTTCAAGCGTCCACGACAGGCGCATGACTGCTACAAGCATTGGGTGATGAAGAGCGACAATGCCTGCGAGTATGAGTGGATCATCTCACTTAGCGACAATGATCCGACTGCATCGCAATACATCCACATCTTCAGGCATGAGCCGGTCACCATCATCAGCACGGGAGCGACCAACATGGTCATGGCATCCAATGCAGGGGCGAAGATCGCAGGGCAGGACATCTTGATCCTCGTCAGCGATGATATGTTCGCACCTCAAGGATGGGACTCGCTACTGCTTGACTGGTTCGCTCGGCATCCAGAGCCTGCGGTCCTGCAAGTGCATGATGGCATTCGCTCGGACATCCTGACGATCCCGATCATGAACAGAGGCGCATACGAGCGACTCGGCTATCTCTACCATCCCAAGTACATCAGTATGTTTGCCGACAACGATCTGACTGAGACAGCGAAGGCGCATGGTATGTACCACGTTGACGAGAGCATCGAGATAGAACACAGACACTACACGGTAGGCAAGTCTCAACTTGACGAGACATACAAGCGTGAGAACTCAGCAACTGCATGGACACACGGACAGCGACTATTCAATCAACGACAGAAGATCGGCTTTCCGCTGTGAAGCCATTGTGGACGATCTACATCCTGACCATCACCGGGAGGGAGTCGATGCTCGCACGACTTCGCACACGACTGGATCCCCAGATTGACTGCAAGCCAGTGCAGGTGATCGTGATTAAGGACAACAAGGAGCATAGCATCGGAGAGAAGCGACAGTACGCTGTGGACTCATGTACAACCAAGTACATGAACTTCATCGATGACGATGATATGATCAGCACGAACTATGTTGATCTGATCTTGTCGCAGCTCAAGCGAGATGTGTATGGTGTCGGATTCAAGGGTATCATCACTACCAACTCAAAGCAGCCTCTGGAGTTCGTGCATCGTGCCGGGCTGAATTGGAGCGAGAAGCCTGAGAGATACGATGGATCGATGCGTTACCTTCGTCCTCTCAATCATCTCAATCCGGTGATGACGAGCATAGCGAGGGAGATCGGATACAAGTCTATCAGCATGGGTGAAGACTATGACTATGCGCTGAGACTCGCAGAGAGTGGGCTGGTGAAGGACAAGATATTCATAGATCAGTTTCTCTACTACTACCAATACAGATCGAATAAATGACATATACAGATTATCCGAGAGCGATCAGCGAAGCAGCGGAGCGAGGCATCAGGTTAAACGATGAGATCGGCAACCGATGTGCTACGCAGGTCGGGAAGGTGAGATCGCAGCAGTTAGCGAACCGTGAGCCTATCACTACGATGACCGTGAAGCGGATGTACTCGTACTTGAGTCGTGCAGGGGAGTACTACGATCCTAACGATGACACTGCGTGTGGGACGATCAGCTATCTGCTATGGGGTGGTGAGCCTGCTTTGAGATGGGCTGAGAGGGTGCTGAGAGAGGAGGGCGAGATTGAATGAGAACGCTGACTAAGACAGAGAAGAATGATTCATTACTGCGTATGGCAGGTGGATCATGGACGATCAATCTTGAACGTGTGAATCTTCAACACTATGACGAGATTGTTTATACAACAGAAAATCGGAGATATGTCATCACCACAGCAGAAGCGATTGAGAAAGGATTTGAGATGATTCTCGGTGGTGAGCGCAAGCTGGTAGTAAGTCTTAAGCATTGGCACGTTTCTGCTTTATCTTTGTAGTATGCCTTTCAAATCAAAAGCACAGAAGAGTTACCTGTACGCTACCAATCCGAAAGTAGCGAAGGAGTTCGCTCGTAAGACCACACCGAAGCAGATCCAGTCGCTGCCGGGTAAAGTGAAGAAGAAGACATGAAGCTCAAGGATAAGATCGAGAGACTGCTCGACTCCTATGACGAGTATACGATGAGGCGAGACCTCGCTGAGTTGTCAGCGCACGATCGTCTGAAGATGATGGCTACGCTTGCGGAGTTCATCACCCCGAAGATGAACAGGCAGGAGGTGAAGACTGACGATGGTACGATCAACATAAGAATCATCCGTGACTGACATCGCCATCAAGCTCAAGCGTCTGCACTCTGGTCAGGAGCGTGTCATCAGTGAGGCGAGCAGGTACAATGTCTTGAAGATCGGAAGGAGGTGGGGTAAGACCACGCTTGCGGTGAATGAGTTGCTTCCTCAGGTTGCGCTTGATGGCAAGCCGTGTGCGTACTATGCACCCACGTATAAGGACCTGCATGATGTATGGCTTGAACTCAAGTACACATTGAAGCCGATCATCGAGAGCAAGAACGAGCAGACGAAGCAGATGCGTCTGGTGACAGGTGGCGTGATTGACTTCTGGAGTATGGATGAGCCTGACTCTGGTCGTGGGCGCAAGTATGCGAGGGTCGTGATTGATGAGGCAGAGAAGGCGAAGAAGTTCAGGGAGGCATGGACGCAGACGATCATGGCTACGCTGCTGGACTACAAGGGTGATGCGTGGATTCTCAGCACACCGAAGTTCGGGAGGACATTCTTCAAGGAGCTATTCACCAGAGACGATCCGAGCTGGTCAAGTTTTAACTTGTCAACTTATGACAATCCGCATATCAATCACGAAGAGGTGGATCACCTGCGTGATCAACTCGATGAGTTGACTTTCCGGTGCGAGATACTTGCAGAGGATGTTGACCTCGCTAACAATCCTTTCGCTTACGCTTTCGATGTGGACAAGCACGTGCATGATGTTGCTTTCGATCCGCATCAGCATATCTATCTCAGCTTTGACTTCAACGTGGACCCGATCACTTGCATCGCAGTCCAGCACGTAGGCGGATGCATCAATGTGATTGGTGAGTTCGCCCTGCGTAACAGCGACATCTATCAGTTGTGCGATTCGATCATTGCCAAATATCCGAAGGCATCGCTCATCGTGACTGGTGATGCGACAGGTGCGAATCGTTCTGCGCTCACTGCCGGGAACACCGGGTACTACGATGTGGTGCAGTCTCGGTTGAGGTTAGGAAGGATGCAGATGCGTCAACCTGCTGTGAATCCAAGCGTAAGAGATACGCGGGTGCTTGTCAACAGTCTGCTTCAGAATTACTGCGTGAAGATTGACAGATCGTGCAAGGGGCTGATCACTGACTTGAAGTACGTGGAGGTGGACGAGGATGGAGACATCATCAAGGATCGTAGGACGGACATCCGGAAGAGCGATCTGCTTGACTGCTTCAGGTACTACTGTGCTACGTTTCATCGTGATTGGATTCGATATTTATGATGTATATTTGTAAGCATGGCACTATCGTATAAAATGCAAGTAAGAAATGACCCAGCTTTATACAATTGGACTGGGTCAACATTTGGTGTAGTATTTCAAAATTCAGGAACATTAACTTCAGGATTTGGAAATTCATTTGCTGAACTTCTAACGAATTTAGAAAGTTATTTGAATTCTTTTTTTGGAGGGTCATTTACAATAACAACTTCTACAAGTGGATCTTATACTGTTTATAACATTGATTATACAGGATTAACAACTGATCCTGTCGTTGCATTTGATAATGACATTGTCTTTTTTGTATTCACAGATCAAGCAGGTGCTTATGCAAGTTCAGGATTCTTTTCACAAGAAAGGTGCGTTGACGAAGGTCTCTGCCCCGATTGTCCAGAGATCGACACTACACCGTGCGACATCTGCTACGATGTGACTACCGATCCATGCGAGAGTACAATCTTCTTGCCCGGTCTTGATGCAGACACTACATATACACTCACGATGACAGACAACAATGCAGGAGTCAGCTACAACTACGAGGTGACAACAGACGAGACAGGTGAGGCATCAGTCATCATCGCTGACTTTCCAGTCGGTGCGTTCAGCACCTTCAGCAACTACACGGTGACGATCGTTGACGAGAACGGTGATCCTGCACAGGTGACGATCGGTTACACGACATACGATTGCTACAATCTTATATTCACACCATCAACAACAGTAACACCGCAGACATGATTAGCAATATGATTGACACGCTGATGTTCATGCTCATCAACAGTATGTTCATCAATGGACTCAAGTTAGCAATGGAAGAGGGAATGATCCTCTCATGGCTTGGCAAGTGGGGAGAGAAGTGGCTCGGCTATCTATGGCAACCGTTAGGCGGGTGCGTGACTTGCATGGCGAGTGTCTACTCGATCCCATACTGGCTCACCTTCGACTGGAATCTGCCGATGCTGATCATGTACATCCCGGCACTCGCTGCTCTCAACACGATCATCTATAACAGATACTTCGCACATGATTGAGATCATCAACTCATATCTGATCAAGATGCAATACTTCCCTCTGGGGCGATGTGCTTGTAAGGGCAAGCCATTCCGATGGAAGCACAGCGATGGTCATGAGGTGATGCTGTTCAACGATGGGAGATGGCAGTTAAGACACAACGGAAGAACTACGAGATATGGACAACAAGAAACAATATTGGGCGAAATTCAAGAATACTATTCGCAACGTCTGGGCGAAGATCATCACTCGTCTCGGTCACAAGCCGATCTGGCAGATTGAAGAGGGTCATGTGATTGAACCTGCCTTCATCAGTGGAGGAGTGCAATACTACCGATTGAAGGACTACTTCAATACTTTCAGTATGCGAGGGCTGATGGCGTTGCAGGTGTATGAAGAGTGGAACATGAGGATGCAGAAGGAGCATCTGGTATTGTTCATCGAGGCGTTCGACAAGATCATCAATGATCCAAAGCAGATTAAGATTGGTGAGTTGGTGAAGATGGTGAATGCCTTGAAGGAGCGAGTGGAGTGGGTAGTCCCGACATCGGAGATCATCTATAAGTTTGCGAGTGTTGCGTTCTTCGACAAGAATGAGAGTCCATACAGTTACGATCCTGAGTATTGCAAGCAGAAGATTGAACGCTGGAAGGAGGCAGCTGATGTCAGTGATTTTTTTATCGTGACGCAGCTGAAGGATTTGCTGCCATTGCCAACGCTATCAGAGGAAGATTTGCGGACTTGTTTAACGGTAATAGATCAGTTGAACATCATGGAGAGGGAGAGTCTCCAGCGTATCGCCTTGCGAAGCAAAACGAAAATGGATTCATCCAACGCACTCTGATCAATCAGAGGTATGGCGTGAATTGCATGAAGCTCACATTGTGGGAATACTTACTACTAATTGAACACACAAATAAATCAGAATAATGGGAAAAGAAATTAACATACTTGCACCGGAGTTAGGCTTCGGGTCATTTGGCATCGCAAAGGTTCAGATTGAAATCACAGAAAATGAAGAGACAATAAGCAGTCGATTGTATTACTTCAACATTGCTGAGTTTAGTTCCTTCTGTGACACTGTCAATACAGAGTTCGGATCTATTCATTTCGGTCAGCATTACATCGGATTGAGCAATGGAGACTATGATGTCTTACGATACAATGGATCGGAAGTGAACAGTCCTTATGTTATAGTATCTGACTTATCTGAAGCGATCGCACAGCTCGCACCGTAATCATGCCAACCTACTCTGTTGTTGATTTCAGCGACACTACGGTCAAGCTAACCGAAGACAGTCTGGAGTATATCTACAAGAAGGTGTACTGCCTGACTGCGGTGTATGGTGACTATGTGTATTTCTACACGCATCAGTTAGAGACTAATCTTCTGCGTCAGCAGTATGCTATTCTCTACACTGATTGCGTTGCACCTGTCGGGACTTCAGCAACTGATCTGAAGACGAAGATCGATGCGATCATCAACAACTACGCAGCGAATGCGCCATCGGTGTACTACGGCAGTTACTACGACAGCACGAATCAGACTAACGCAGGAGCGACAGCGGAGAACATCATCCAGATCGGGAGTGTATTTGAAGAGAATGGTGTGAGCATTCAGAATGGTGATGAGATCACCGTTGTCAATGCCGGGACTTACAATCTTCAGTTCAGCGCACAGTTTGAGAAGGGCAGTGGTCCTGATGCGTATGTGCAGTTGTGGTTGAAGTTGAATGGTAGCAATGTCGCTGACAGCAATACTGAGTTTGAGATTCATCACAACAACGGCACTTATGTCCCTGCATGGAACTTCGTCTTGTCACTCAACGCAGGGGACTATCTTCAACTTGCATGGCATAGTTCGTCAACATCAGTTCAACTATTGGCGCAAG